TAACTGAATAATCCCTGCACACTACCTCTAATATCTTAGTCTTGCCATCAGGGTCTTGCTCTATCTTCCCTAAGAGCTGTTCAGAAAGACTAGCACTAGGGTAAAGTAAAGGAACATGAGCATAACGCACACTTCTTTCTCGGAAAACATGGTCAATCTTATTGTCTGGGCCAGTGTCTAGAACAACGTGGGGTAATGGAATGGCACTAAAGTTTATAGGATGAACAGCATCGCCTTCAGTTATGTGAAGGATGCCCGTACCCACTGCCAAATCCATGAACGACTCATGGACTTCTTGACCAAAGTTTGAATTTTGCAACACTTCAAAAACATATTCTGTCACCTCATCCAAATCATTATTGACTTCATCTCTTTGTTCTTTGGGTACTTCTGATCCTGCAATAAAGTCAGCCCATCGTGCAAAGTTAGGAACAAGACCAGCTTGCAGTCTTGATGCAAACTCTTGTACTCCTACAACAGCAGTCTCGTCAAATATTTTCTCATCCCTTCTTTGACCTATAGACTCCGTATAGAAAGATTCCCTTTGTGGCATTGAGTATTCATAGCATTCTTCAAAGAGAGGAACAAAATGATCTCTAACTCCTTTAGCCTTCTCGTACTTTCTCATGTACTTTTTTGCGATGCTATCTTCCATTAGCCGAGATCCTTAGTAGCATAGCCACTTCCACCAGAAGCACTTTGTAATAAACTCTTTCGCCCCATATTACTTGTTCTGCTTTTCAAAAGAGTCCTTGGTTTCCTAGATTTTACCACATTAACTTCTGATGATGTCATGGGATTGGATATAGCCGTTGATTTGTCTAAGGCTTTCTTTTTAATGCTTGCTCTTTTAGACTGTTCTTGCTCTAATTTTGCCTGTTGCTGTCTTTCAAGCTCTGGGTCTTTGATAGGTTCTGTGTTCCCACCACCTAAAAAACACATACTAACCTCCTAATCTCGCCCAAAAGCTTTGCTTCTTTATAGGCTTTCTTTTAAATAAATCATATTCAGCTCTAGCATTAAACGAAGAGAGGGGTTTCTGTCCAGACATTAATTGCCTACCCTCGCCAGCACCTAGCATTAAATACTGCAAAGCATCGTGAATGTGCGAATACATATTCTTCTCAGGCTTATCATCATAACGCTCTCCAGATACTTGCATTCTCCTGTAAGAATACCCTCCTTGAAATCCCTTAATCAACATAGGGCATCGCCTATCTATTAAAAACCCAGACTTACCATCTGACATCTTGGTAAGCTGAGAAGATACAGACTCCAATCTTAGGTCTACACTGTTAGATGGGGCTGGAACTGCTCGTAATCCAGCCCCTCTTAATATTTGAAAGGGAGTAGATTCATCCGTCTGTGCTCTAAAATCGCCTGCTGGATCGCCAATAATATTCACATCCAATCCAACAAAGCGAGTTGCAATCTCCTGTCTCAGTAGCTCTGCAAACCTTACTATACCCATATCAATCGCCACTATCTCACTCTGTATTAACCACCTCCCCCTAACCTTCTGACCAAAGACGGCAGCAGGGGTTAATCCAAAATCAATACCAACATACAAAGGAACACCAATAGCAATAGGAATCTCTTCTTCAGCTATGTGGGTTTCACCCACAAACTGTGGATACACAGGTTTACCATCCTGTATACTCCCAAGCCTGTTCATTACATAGACATCAATCCAACTCTTTGTCTTTCCCCTAATTAAATTAGGATAGTAAGTCCCTAGAATGTTCTTTATGTTCTCAGCATCTTTACTCATTTCATAAGTAGACACTTCTCCCTTTTCATCCAGCTTCTCTTCCATTGCTGATGGCTGAATATAAAAGCCCCAATTATCAGGCTTCACTAACATCTTAGCTTGCTCTCTAGGAATATGATCTGGGATAGGAACTTCTCCTGACATGATAGGCCACCAGTGATCTTCCTCTGGAGCATTGGTATCTGCTATGACACCAGACCAACTTGGGCCTCCCTCTCTCATGGAAGGATAACGACCTACACGCATCGTACAGGCATCAATAATACTCTTGGGGATTTCCCTAGCCTCATTCACCCACACCCCTGTCAGCTCTAAAGAAAGAAGTTTCTTAACATCCTCAGGTCTATCAAGAGCTAAGAAGAGTACCTCCATATCCAAATCATTCTTCTTGACATGGTGTGTATATGGCACTGACCAATGGAACTTCCCCCAGACATCTTCTGGAAACCAATCAAGCCAAGTCTTTATGGTGGTTGTTCTTAACTGTGGGTTGGTATTTCTAATAACAGCCCATCGGCTTTTGCGTATACCATCATTACTTTTCTTCTGCTCAAGGCTTCTACGAAAGACTTCGACACAACAAGCAACAGACTTACCAGAACCTACCGGCCCTCTTACTCCTCTAAAAAAATTAGAGTCCTTCATAAAAGACTTTAGAGTTTGGCCATCTGGTTTGTAATTAAAGCTTGGCACTATTGCTTTCTGCTCTCTGTCCCTGACAACAATCTTCTAATACACACTTACACTCTCTACACTGGTAATGTCCATGCACAAATTCAACAGTGTTACACTGACAGCAACGAGGACAGATATCAGGGTAAGGCTCATCACCGATTGGCAATGTCATGGTCTTTGCCTGTCTTGATATAGTGATCCAATGTCTCAGGGTGTAAAACAGCTATCATCTTGTCAGCTTCATAGTCAGTGCAGAAATCATTAGGGTAATACTTCATGTGAACTAGCTTAACAACCTGTCTAAGTATGCGACGATCTTCTTGACTTAGCTTATGGAGGAAACTCATAACGAACCTTTTTGGCTAAAAATGTTTGTATAGCATCACTTACAGTAACAGACAACCATTTCTTCTCCCCCCTTACCCCCAGAGGGGGAATTTGAAGTAATTTAATTTGGAAGAAAAAGACCAAATTAATTAAGACCAAGCGAAGCTTGGACATTTAAAGGGTGGGTGGGGCGTTACCAACTAGTCTAGGCTGATGGATACCTTGATGTCTCCAGCCACCATATGCTGGTGCTTGTCTGGAGCTTTGAAACCAGCTCGGTCTAGGATATCCTTGCTAGCTTCTAGCTGTACATACTCAGACCTAGCACCTTGGGATAAGGTCAGGAGCTTATGGCTAGCTTTCGTAGCATTTAGTCCTATACTCTCACTAACTTGTTGCATCATGTAAGCTTGTACGGCAGGCCTTTTCAAGGCCTTGCTAGCAGATACCCTGCCTGATTCGCCCTTGGCATATCCAGCTACTTGTGAAGCCTCAGTGATTGTGCAAC